GTTGTCAGAAGAATACCATTAATAATGAGAATAGGTGAAGACACTTATCCTACCATGGCAGTAGAAGTCATTAGAGTTGCAACAGGTAATCCAAGTTATCAAGTCAAGGCAGGTGATGGCGGAGTTCAAGCAATAAGAGTACCAGGTTTTCCTATTATTAATACAGACCCAAATGCTAGAATCTGGTTGCATTGGAACAAACAGTTTGAAACCATATCAGCTTCAGAGAATAACTTTTCAAAGTTTGAAGGTCGTACTGTAATTATAGGAATGACTGCTGAAGGTCTAGGTGGAATTATTGCAACACCAGTTGGTGAACAATATGATTATATGTTATCGGCATCTACATTACAAACTATGATAGATGGTAAACAAATTAATCGTTATGATGTAAGTTCATTTTTAGAATTAGTTTTATCTTTCATTCTAGGTATTGTAGTTATACTGATTGCAAGATTCACACCTTATTGGTTTGTTGGTTTAAGTTTACTATCACTCTATGGCATAAGTGTTTATGGTTCTTATTATCTGTTTAATCAACATTTAATATTATCAGATGTAAGTTGGATAATTATTGTCATCACTATCGTTGGTATGCACAGTATCTTTAACAGATTTATTTTAGAGTTTAGATTAAAACAACAAATAAGAAAACAATTCGAAACTTATCTAGACCCAAGACAAGTTGCCGAGTTACAGAAAGACCCAAGTAAATTAAAATTAGGTGGTGAAAGGAGAGAGATGAGTTTTCTGTTTATGGATATTGTAGGATTTACACCAATATCAGAATACTATAAAAACAAAGATGACCCAGAGGGATTAGTTGAAGTTATCAATGACTATCTCAATCGTATGACTAAGATTGTTTTAGAGAATGGTGGAACAGTTGATAAGTACATGGGTGATTGTATTATGGCATTTTGGAATGCACCACTTGATTGTGAAGACCATGCAGAGATGGCAGTCAAGACTGCTATCGAATGTGCAGAAGAAACAGAAAGACTAAAACAAGACTTCAAAGAAAGAGGACTACCAGATATCAACATAGGTTCTGGTGTCAATACAGGAACATGCATAGTTGGTAATATGGGTAGTGATACAAGATTCGATTATTCAGTCATTGGAGATGCCGTCAATCTTGCCGCTAGACTAGAGGCAGCTACAAGAAACTACAAAGAAAAAAATGGTGGCATAGTATCTACATTATATTCATCCTACACAATGGAAAAACTCAAAGATATAGAATCAGTTGAGGTTGATAAAATCAAGGTCAAAGGAAAAGAAGAACTCATTACCATCTACAAACCTAAATGAGAATCATTCTCATATAAGAAAACTCTAATATACCCTAAAATTAGTTCTTGACAATAGTTGTTGAAGCTGTTATAGTATATACATGATTAGAGAAAGAGCAGAAACGAGAATCATTCTCATTAAAAAAATCAAAATAACCCTTGACAATGCATGTACAGGCTGTTATAATGGTTATATAAACAAAAAAATGAGAGGTAAATTATGAAAGAGAGTACAAGAAAAGACATTATGGGTATGAATCTATCAGAGTTAAATGACTTGGGTGATTTTATTGATGATGTAAAAGTGATGAACGCCAAATCTAGTATAAAAGTAGGTATGGATGTTTTTGTTGTACAAAAAACTAAAAGAGAGTTGGGTACAGTCAAAAAAATTAATATTAAAAAAGCAATAGTTCAAATAGGAAGTCGTTCTTATAGAGTTCCATTGTCAATGTTGGAGGCAGCGTAATGAGATTTTTAGCAAAACCAAGAATTCTTAACAGCAAATTTGATAAGACATTCAAGTCTGAGAAAGAAGCAGTGGCGTTCTTAGAAAAAGAAACAGAACATCACATGCATAAAGATGATTGGAAATTAATCGGTAAATTAATAGAGGTGTAATATGGGTGCAGTAAAAGGAATGATAATGGATGATGCAGAAAATATTCTAAATGTGACCGCTGAGAAATTAATAGGTGGTGACATATCAGAAGATGATGCATTAGAAATTTTAGATAATAATTTAGATACATTAGGAATGTTAGGATTTGATAACAAGTATGATGCTTTGGCAGTTGTCTATCAATTAACAAACCAAATATACAAAGAGGGATTTAATGAAAGGTAGTTCAAGTAAACCTAGACAAAAGTTTTCAGTTCATAATTATGAACAACGAAAACCATTTAAGAAAAAACAACCAGAGGAAAAAGTATCTGGGTTGGGTGTAAGAGTTCATGGTGATGATATCAATAAAGCATTACGAATATTCAAAAAGAAAATTCTTAAAGCAGATATTTTAAATGAAACAAGAGAAAGACAACATTTCATAAAGAAAAGTGAAAAGAAAAGACTAGCAAAAGCTGCTGGTAAACAAAGGTGGTTGAGGAAACTTAGAGAAACGCCAGGACCACATAACTACAAAAAAAATTATAGAAAAAAGGCAGGACAATAAAATGACAGATGTAAAATTATTACGCCTCACTACAGGTGAGGACATTGTAGCAGAAGTAACTAATCAAGAATATGCAGACAATGTTAAAACAGTTACTACAATCAAGAAACCTTTTGTACTTATACCAATGGCTCAAAACCCTAGTGCAAGTCAAGAGAGTAAATTATACTTTTCACCTTTCATACCATTTGCTGAGAATGAAGAATTTGATATTAAAGAAGAAAATATAATCACAGTTAATGAACCTAAAAAAGATATTAGAGATAACTATTTAAATTACATCGGTGCAATTGTACCAGTTGAGAAAAAGATTATATCATGACAGATGAAAAAGATAATATAGTTGTTGGGCCTTGGGGTGAAAAACCAATAGAAAACAATGGTGAGTGGGTTAAGAAAAAGTTAGATAAAGCTTTAGATAAAAATAATACTCACAAGGCATATCAAGAAAAAATTGAAAGAATTGAAGTTATAACTGAAAGAATTATGGTACAATTAATTCATACTATTAGTGAATACAATTATGACATTACAGATGAAAGATTTAGTTTAGATATTGGATTTTTATCAGAAACAGTTAAAGGTGTTTTATCTAGACAAGAAAAATTGCCACATATTATACAAGGATTACTTGATAATATAATGGCACCATCACCTACTCAAGCAGAAGATGGTACAGATGTATATTATTCAAAATTTGATGCACCATTACTGTCAGAATTAGTTGATATGGCAGAAGATATTAAAGATGATAATCAAACAGAGATAGCATTTGAATCAGACTTAGAATTAGAAACTGACCCAACAGAAATATCTGAGTGGAAAGATAAAGATGATGAAGACAAAGACAAGGATTAAAACGAATTACAATAATGTAGTTGCCGATAAGACTATACGAGGCATAAAATTAGTCATAAACAACAATAATCATAGGAGATTATAATATGGGTAGAAAGAAACTATCAAAAACACAAAGAGTAATCAATGCATTCGAAAGAGGTGATGTAGTTACTTGGAAACAATTGAGAACAACATTTGACTTAACTTCGCCACAAGCGATGGTAGATAAACTAAGAAGTCAAGGTTATATGATTTATACTAACAAAACTGCTAGTGGTACTTCATATCGCATGGGTGAACCAACACAAGCAATTATTAACGCTGGTGTAGGTGCAGTATTGATGAACGGCAGAGCAGATAAAACAATTATCGCTGCTGGAATCAAAGCACTTTATGGAACAGGAGTTGCATTCAGTTCTTAATTATTTAAGAATTAGTGGGGTGGTCTTCGGGCCACCCTTTCTAAACAGGAATTTAATATGATATTAGTTGACATGAATCAAATCTCTTTAGCATCTTTAATGATGCATTTGCACATGAATAAAGGTGAGTTAGATGAGGAAATGGTTAGACATATGATATTAAATTCTGTAAGAATGTATCGAAAAATGTTTAACGAGGACTTTGGTGAATTAGTTCTCACTTATGATTCAAGGGCATATTGGCGTAGAGAATTATTTCCACAATATAAACATAGTCGTAGAAAAGGTAGAGAATCAGATGATAAAGATTGGGATAGTATCTTCGGAGTTCTGAATCAAATTAAAGAGGAAATAAAAGAATTTCTTCCCTACAAAGTTGTAGAAACTTATGGGGCAGAAGCAGATGATGTAATCGCCATAGTGTGTAAACATTATCAAAGTGAAAAAATCATGATTGTATCAGGTGATAAAGACTTTATACAGTTACAAAAGTATGAGAATGTAAGACAATACAGTCCAATTACTAAAAAACATGTAAATGGGGTTAATCCAGTTGTCTATATAAAAGAACATATACTAAAAGGTGATAAATCAGATGGCATTCCAAATGTATTATCACCAGACCATACTTTTACAGATGGTTTAAGGCAAAGACCTTTAACTATTAAAAAGATGAATAGTATATTAACTCAAGACATTGATGATTTAAATGATGAGTTGAAAAGAAATTTTCAAAGGAATGATGCTTTAATTAATTTGGATAATATTCCAGAGGAATTAGAACAATGTATTCTAGATGATTTCAAAGGTGCCACTTGTGGCGATAGAAGTAAATTATTAAATTACTTTATGGACAAAAAACTGAAAAGTTTAACTGAACAAATTGGAGAATTTTAAAATGACAAATGGCGTAACATTATTATTTTCAGAAGTACTTGATAAAGTACACAAAGCAAAAACAAAATCAGAAAAGGTTGCAATACTTATAGTGAACGATTCAAGTTCACTAAGAATGGTATTGAAAGCATCTTTTGACCCAAAAATAGAATGGGTGATACCAACAGGTGAAGTACCATATACAAAAAATGAAGCTCCTATGGGAACAGAACATACTGTTCTTCAAAGTGAAGCAAGAAAGTTATGGCATTTTGTAAAAGGTGCAGACAATGACACATCACAGGCACAAAAAGAAAACATGTTTATTCAAATGTGTGAAGGTCTTCATGAAAGTGAAGCACAATTATTGTGTGATGCAAAAGATAAAAAATTACATCAAGTATATAAAGGTTTATCGAAAGATGTAGTAAGAGAGGCTTTTAAATGGGATGAAAATTTCATGGTTGAAGAAGCACCAAAATACCCACAAGCACCTGGCAGTGCATCTGGTGTATAAAGTTCTTGACAAATATTGTTAAACCTGTTACAATGGTTTAAATGATGAGGATAGTAAAAAAATTCCAGTTCATGTCGACTCACTCTCTCTCGACCTCATCATAGAGTCGATATGAACACCATAGGTTATGTATTATGAGTAGAGCAATCAAAAAGATACCCTACAAATTTGTTCATGTATATTGGATTGATATCACATCAGATTCATCATGGCAAAGTATAGAAGATGTAAAAGAAAGTAAATTACCTAGATGTTTAAGTACAGGTTTTTTAGTTAGTGAAGATGATGATGATATTGTTAGAATCGTTTCAGATTTTAATTTTAAAGAAGATGGCAGCATTGATGACTGTGGTAATTCTACAATCATACCAAAATGTGTTGTTCAAGAAATTAAAGAAGTCAAATGAATTTTTACATCCCAGAAATTATTGTATATATGATTGGTGTAATATCAATCATAATAGTATTAATTGATTTATCAAGAATAGAAAAAAAAAGAGAGCAAGAAGAAAAAACTTTTAAAGAAAATGTTTGAACATGTAATCAGAAATCCCTTTGATATGAAACCAGTTTTTAACACTTGTGAAAAACCAGTATTTAATGCAAACGAAACAGATTTAGAAATACAATCACAAAGAAAATTAGAATTAGATAATCTAGGTTCTAACATTTGGTTTGAAACAGATGTTGCAGTAGAAGAAAAACTATCAGAGAAGACGGCTGCAAAATTATCATTGTTTAATCAACCTGATGATTATCAATTATTTACAGAATGTAATGATGTAAAAGATTTAGGATTAGCAATTGAAGATGATGTAGTTATCATGCACAATGGTAAACTAGAAGCATGCTTTGTGGCATTTCCGTCATCATGGAATGCAGGAGAAAAAGTTGGAAAATCTTTAGTTGAATTACATGAACCTATTGCAGATAACGAGGCATTACTTCGTGCATCTGATGGCATCATGAGAGCCATGACAAGTGGGCAATCTTATCATAGATATACTTGGGGTATATCATCATTAAATGGATATAGTAATCACCCATTATATGAGAAACCAGAGTTTGATTCACTAGATAATTTGACATTTAGAGTAGAACATGAAAGGACTATGACAGTCACAGAGGGGACCACAGCAGTCTTTCTAATACATGTTGATACATATCCTCTAAAAGAGGTATTAAAGACTGATTTTGGACTAATTAAAGAGGCTATT